TCAATTTTTGCAATGTGCTCGGACATTCTAAGCCGAACTTTGTCCACTTCAGCTTCTCGAATTTTACGAATTGATGCATTGTGTTCCTTTGCTTGACTCAACTTTGATTCATTTAAATCCATTTGATAGCTATTCTCGGTAATAGCTTCTTTATTAGAAGACACTTTTTCTTTTAACAACGTATTCATTGTACTGAACACTTGAATATCAAGAAGGTCTTCGATAATCTCACGGCGAGTGTGAGCTGGTAATTCCATGAAAGGAACGTAGGTTGCACTACCAAGAACTACAATTTGATTAAACGATTTATAATTTAAATTCAAAATGTTTTGTTCAAGGTAAGATTGATAATCTCGAGCAGCTGCATCTTGATTAATCATTTCGCCATTTTTCCAGATTTCAAATACAACAGGTTTAATACCACGGCGGATCATAAACTTGTTTTGACCTATTTGAAAATATATCTCAACAAGTGTATCTCTACCGTTAATGCTATTAATGAGCTGGTTCTTATTAATTTTACGAAACGCTTTACCATACAAACCAAAAACAATAGCGTCAAGTAATGTTGATTTACCGCTACCGTTTGTACCACTGATAAGTGTGGTTCTACTTTTATTTAAATCTATCGTAGTCCAAGAATTACCTGATGAAAGTAAGTTCTTGTACTGAACTTTTTGGAATTCAATTTTCATGCTACTTGTTGGGCCTCAATATATAAATCATCAATCACTTTCTTAATTAAATCTTTATCGACTTTGGTGTCAATTGATTCAATATAAGAATGTAATATTTCTTTAGTGTCTTTTGTTTCGTCAAGTATTTCGTCAACACCTGCATCTTCTAGGTTTAAACTATCCTCAATAGATTTAACATCAGTAGCGCCTGAGTCTGTTAGTCTATTAAGAAACAAATCATAGATATATGGGTTTGTCCTGTTTTTAACAATAACTTTTATATAAGCATCTTTAATATTTTCAACATCTAAACTTGCTATGTCTTCAATAGTCATATTTGTATCATCATATTCAATTTTATGATATATTTGAAAAGGATTAAGTATCCATTCTAATTCTTTAGTTTCCGTATCAAGTACTCTAAACCCACGTTTACCTTGGTAATCAGACCACGTCATTTCATACGGAGCACCAAGATAGTTGATGTTACCATATTCAGATGGATGGTGGAAGTGACCAGAATAAACCTGTTCAAAATGTTTGAAAACATCCTTATTCAACCCATGATCGTTGATTGCACCTTTCAACATTTCAAAACCTTGAATAGCAAAGTGNCCCATGCAGATGTCTGCACTCGAGTTTTGCATTGCTATAAGTGATTCTTCCATGTTGTTTTTAGTTAACCATGGCACCATTATAATACTAGTTGACCCAAATGTCAACTCCACAGGTTTATCCTGATAAATGTTGAAGTCTTTATACTCAGTGAGCAACAACTTCATAGAATTAATTTCGTTAGTGTTGGTGTAATAAACTGAGTGGTTACCTACAATAGCGTAGTATTGAATGTTCCTTTTAGCAAGTTCATCGAAGAACATTCTCTTAGCTCGGTCAAGAGTAACATAATTAACGTACTTACGGCGATCAAACGTATCGCCTAGGTCTAATACAATATTAATATTATTTTCATCGAGGTGCGGGAAAAATGTTTCTGAAAAGAATTTTTCTTGATGATCTAAGAATACTTTAGAATCACCTCGACAACCGAGATGCATATCTGTAATAATAGCAATTTTCATTTATTATTTCTTTTTCTCTTTATCTCGTGCAAGCTTGTCTTCGAAGTCTTGTACAAAGGCGTTCATATAGTCTGCGTTTGTATTTAGATGCAGATTAATATCTTCACCACCAGCATAAGTTCCGCCAGATGCTAGCATAGACTGAGATGATTTAAAACGAATGTACATTTGCTTTTTCTCTTTTTGAATACGGCGTAGGAACGCGTACCAAATAATTTGAGTAAAGTAAGCAAACGGATTTTGAGATTTTTCTGGATTAAAGTTATGAATATACTGAAGACAATTTTCAATACCATCACTAATCATATCTTCTTTATATGAGTATCCACTGAAGTTAGGTTTTGTAGCAAGTCTTGTAGCAATTTGATAGATACACTTACCAATATAATCAGGTACCCTAGGTTTTATCTCTGCACCTTCGTTTTCTGCATCACGACAGGCTTCTTGGTATTTGATTAAAGCCTCAAGTAGATCCTTGTTGTTAACGTAATTACGTTTGCGTGGCTTCTTGGCCATAAGTCCCTCCTGTATTTTTTACTATAGTATTATACTATCGAGCTAATGTCAACTGTTTTTTTTGTTGATACTGCTGCATTTTTTAGTTGACATTATTTCTAGGTGTGGTATAATCGGTTTTAACCGCTATAAAATAATATATTAGATATTAACATTGTAGATTTTAAATTGGAATTGTTCAGTCCCATAAATCTCAATACGTTTTCTAAAATGTTTAAGAGTATAATTCTCGTAAGAGCCGACCGACAGGTCGTCTGTAATATCATACAGAGTAGCTTTATCAGCATCGTTACCTTTACGTAGTGCTCTACCAATTGATTGCAATACTTTAATTTCAGATTTAGAACCAGATGCAAAGATTACGTTATCCAATTTCTTAAGGTTAACACCAGTCGAAAAGACACCATAAGAAGCAAGAATATCATGTTGCTTAATAGGATCATTCTCAACGAGATTTCTAACTCGTTCTCTTTCATCGCCTTTAGTACCACCATATATAAAATGAAGTTGACGATCGTCTTTACGAAGTAAAGGTTCTAAAATTTTACCATGTTTTTCTACTAAATCAAATAAGACCAAATTGTTTTGACCTTCAAGCGACCAAAGTAAATTACGAATAAACATGTTTCGTCTCGTGTTGTTTACGAGAAACTCGCGTTCAGCAGGATACTTTTTAGATCCTTCTGATATTTGCTTAATTGCTTTAACAAAATCTTTTTTAATCTGAGCATCATAATCTAGTACAATAGCTTTTACATTAAAATCAGCAACTGTACCAGCATCCATAAGATCTTTAGTTGTTACGAATTTTCTTACTTCTCCAAAGCAACCTTCTAATACTAATCTATGAGTTTTGCTTTCAGATGATTTAAGTGTACCAGTAAATCCATGCCGGTATTGGCAATCAGTAAGTTTATCCATAATCTTTTGAAGTGATTTAGCTTGGAACTGATGTGCTTCGTCTCCAAGTACTACACCAAATTGATCAAACCAAGCCTTCGGAAGTTTAATAAGAGATTGCCATGTTGATATTACTATTGGTGCATTGGTATGTTTATCTACACCACCTTGGATTTTGTATATTTCATCAGTGCATCCATAGTCTACAAAGTCACCAGCCATTTGGTGTACAAGAGAAATCGTTGGAACAATAATAAGAGTTCTATGCTCGTAAGCTCTCCAATAATGCTGTTGAATTAAATGAATGATTAAAGATTTGCCTGAAGATGTTGGTGACAAAGAAAGAGAACGATTGTGTTTAATAGCATTTACGACATACTGATTTTGATAATCACGTGGCTCAAACTTACAATTGATTTCTTTTGCTATTTCATATCCGTAATCTTCTGGAACTTTTTCTTCTGCATATAAAGTTCCCTCTACAACAAGCTTATAATCCCGATCAGAACAAAACTTTTTCATGTAACCTATAAGGCCAGCATATAAAGTAGGACGCATTGGTTGGAACAATCTTATATAACCATCCCAAACGCGATTTTTAAAAGAAGGATTAAATTTGTATCCTTCAGGTCTAAACTTAAAGTAGCTTTCTAGTTCCATCTTTATGCCGGCATCAGCTTCAATTCTCATGTGAACCGCATTAATCGGATGGACTGTAATCACTTCTTGCATAAATTAAAATTCCCCAGATTGAAACTTTAGAATGTCAATCATATTCTTGACAATAAAGTTTCTTGAATGTATGGTTTTGACAATGTCTTCTAGGAACTTAGCTCGTTCCATATGATAATCAATTTTAAGACTGAGATTGATTACTTCCTTGTCTGCTTGAATATATTTATCTACTTCGTTGCGCAGTACTTTTTTCTGATACGGCTTCCAACCACGATCCCTTAGATCTTCTTCAGCCATAGAGCCATCATAATATTCACGCTTATCGAACTCAAGCGTTTTATAGTCAGCCTTGAGCTTTTTTACTCGTAAGACTTCCTTATAATATAGCGTGTAGTATTTGTTGTGAAGTTCTGGGATACGCTTTGACTCACCGGCCAAATTTGTTTCGTTGATTTTGCAGTCAACTGCCCACAATTCATGAATATCTTCGCTCAATTTTACATCCTTTAAAAAATAGAATCATATTATTATTCTATCACAAACTATGAGCTATGTCAACTACTTTATTCTATGTCAAAGTAATCGTATCTAAATGTAGCAGTAGCTTCAGGGTATTGAATGTCGGTGCCACGAACATCTAAACTGATTGAGGATAAACCAATTGGAAAGCAATCCTTAAACACCACTTTTTTATTAGCATTTTTATGACTATTATTTAGAATAACCGTGATGTCTGAAACAGTACCAGCTTGAGATGCTGCAACAGCTTGGTATTGTTCTGTATTTTCTGGGAAACCAATACCTTTCATCCAATTATATATTTCTAAATAATTGTTCATGTTTTCATCTAAAATAAAACCCAAGTCAAATTCACCATATGTTAATCTATCTGGAGTATCAAATACTGCACCGATAGGAGTATTCCTTTGAACTGGCTGACTAAACACCGCAGGTAGTAAAAATCTCTGAGTAAAAAACTCAGTGTTTGGTAGCCTTTGAATGACTACCTCAAACGATAAGGGAGAAAAATAATTTGTTTGCATGATATTTCCTGTTGACATATGCTAGAAGCTTTGATAGTATTTATAAATAATTCACCAACTATAAAAGGTACAAACGAATGCAGGAAGATTATCGAACTAAAATGTTCGACGACCCTTGCGATGATTGCACACACTGGATAGGACATATGTAATGATAGAAATTGAACAAAGAAAAAATATGAAAGCTTTGAATGTTGAAATGGATACAGGAAGCTTATGTATGAAAAACGTCTTATTCATGTATAATGAATTTTTCAAAAGCATGGATTATGATTGGTGGTACAAGGTACAGCCTGGTGATGTATGTGTGGATGTAGGCGCCTGTGTAGGAATGTTTACAGCCCATGCGTTAGATCTTGGAGCTTCTAAAGTGTATATGATTGAACCTAACAAAGAACTGATGCAAACAGCGCTTAAAAACTGCTATGATTATATAGTAGACCAAACAGAACAAAGAATTGTCCCAATTGGCCACGCCATAGGGTCAGACTCTAGCCATACCGAACGAGTGTTTTACACAGATGATTTTAAGACTACAAGTTTTAAAGACTTCCTCGCGCGATATAATATAGAGCACATAGACTACCTTAAACTTGATTGTGAAGGTGGAGAATATGACGTGTTGTCAGAAGAAAATTTTGACTTTATTAGAAAAAACGTAAAACACGTTTCTTTAGAAGTTCATCTCAGAGCTACTGACGATGGCATAGATAAATTTATTAATTTTAGAAATAAATTTTTAACACCTTACATCAATGAAAACAGAGTAAGATTCCAAGACACTTCTATTAGCAATATGGTTTTAAACGATTCAGAACTAAGAAATCCAAATAGACCACGCGAGTTTATGATGTATTTAATTAACGGTTGACATTATCGTTCAACTGTGTTAGATTAGAACTATACTGATTCTTGAGGAGGACTTCTTTGTCTGAAGATTTTAAAATTTTAACTGCACGTCAACACGTTAGAGAACGGATTGGCATGTACTTAGGCTCGAGCGCTCGTGAACCAATTGAGCGTTTTGTTATGGGTAAATGGGCTATGGTTGAGTCCGTACCAGCGCTATCTAAAATGATTGACGAGATCTTAGATAATGCGATTGACGAGGCTATTCGTACTAATTTTAAATATGCTAATAAAATTGATGTATCTGTAAAGATGGACAATTCTATTATCATTACAGACAACGGCCGTGGCATTCCTCAAGAGTTAGTATACGACGAGACTACAAATACTAAAATTGCTCGTGCTACTGCTGCTTGGACTAGAGTAAATGCCGGTACATCTTTTGATGATAACCGAGTTACTA